AAAAAAAAAAAAAAAAATAAAAACAAAAAAAAAAAAAAAAAAAAAAAAAAAAAAAAAAAAAAAAGTCGCACTCACTCCATCAATTTTAATTTGCCTTTACGTAAATGTAAATACACTGTGCTATTTTTTAAATTGAAACGCTTAGTATAACTTATTAAGTCGTCATATTTTCTTCTTGTTAAGCACTGCTTTGCTAACTTTTCCTTAATTAATAATGCAAATATTCTCTCTTTTTCTACCTTTCGTATACCTTTATGCGATTTCAAATGATCAAACTTGACCTTGTAATAGTGATCAAGCCTACCAAGTTCTCTATTATAGTCACGATATTGCTGTTGTAATGCTTCATATTCTTGTATCTGTTCTCTTCGTTCAATTTGGCGTTGTTTCTCTGCTTGTTGCTCTTTTTGAGCTGCTGTCAATCTCTTTGTTTTTTTCTTTGGACGTGGTGCATTAAAGTCTTCATATATTGGCTGGTAGTGAGCGTCATCATCATCATCATTGTGGTTGTCTACAGGCTGTTCGGAGAGATTAACACTCTCTTGATTATTATTTTCTCGGCTATATGTATCTATCAAGTGTTTAGATGGGAAAGATACCTTATTTATCAGAAATGGTTGCTGCTTTGTTGCAAGCAGCTTTCTTATGTATCCTGAGTTGCGTGAACCCCCGAACTGAGGATGTTGTTGACCCACAGCGATGTCGAAATTCTCGATATTCGAATGATGAAGATCAGTGCGATAGGTAGTTCTTGCCTTTTTCATTGCTTCTTTGTAACTAATATGATGAAGTTTTGCATATGATTTTACATGTGAAATCCAGCTATTTACCATAGTATTTAATATAATATTATATAGATTATAATTATATAGATTCTATTATGGTTCATGAAATATCTCTACATATTGACACCAAGAAACTCAATAAACTAGCTAAGGGGAAAACAATTCAATTGAATCATCCTGAACTCGCCAATGCATTAAGTAAAGAAGGAAATGTTGTATTGCAAATGTTGAAGAAAGATGTTAATGGCATGCTTCGTGCACACAAGAATAAGAAAGGATTTCGATTTAGTGAAAAGAAGATAGTAGGAGGAAAGATACACTGGAAAGATGTCGGCAGGAAAATGAAAAGAGGCTTTGAATCTCTGGCAAAGAATAAAGCGGTAAGATCATTAGCAAAGAGTGGAGCTAAAATGGCTTTAGATGCAGGTTCCCAGTATGCTACAGCACAAAGTGGTATGGATTTTGGCAACTATGCTAATATTGCAAAGTCTGCAGTAGATACTGAAGATTTAGGAAAAGCAAAGAAACAATTAGTTAAACAAGCTGGTAAAGATGCACTGAAAGGTGGCAAATCTGCTGCTGATAAAGCATTTCAGCGTGCCCATGAAAAACTCGATGCATATGGACAAGACGGAGGCAAACTAAATTTCGGAAAAATTCTAAAAAAAGTAGGGAGAGCAGTTAAATCTGTTGCAACAAATCCTATGGCGCAACAGATTGCATTAGATATGGCAATGGCTGGAGCTGGTGTTAAAAATTCTAAAAAGAGCACTGCGAAACCAAAGAGACTTATCAAAGGATCAGCAGAAGCGAAAGCACACATGGCTAAAGTGCGCGCAGGCCGAAAAGGTGGATCGTTATTTCCTGCTGGTGTGAGAGGCGGAAGTGGTCTGTATCCTGCAGGCGCGAATTAATAGAGTTGAATTCATATGCCACAAATGTCAATTTAATTATGTATATTTAATATATATAATTAAATCATTATGAAAACTCTTAGTAATTATGAGATCATTGATTTAGCGAAACAATATAATATACCATTAAAGGGTATATATTCACGTGATAATATTCCATTGAAATTAAAAGATGGTTATTATATTATAAATCTAGATAGAAAAAATGGTGTAGGTACACATTGGACAGCTTTTCATTACGGTAAGTACAATTTCTATTTCGATGCATTTGGATTTGATGCACCTAGTGTATTATCTAAACGTTTAGGTAAATATGATTACAGTGATATGGATATTCAATCAATTCATAGTAATTCATGTGGATGGTTTTGTTTGTATTTTATTAACTATTGTAATCAGAATGGTAATGATATTGATGCATTTGTTACTTTTTTAAATCAATTTAGCAATCATGATACTACCATTAATGAACATATATTGGAAAACAATTTTTAAATACTTATTTCTTTTCATCTAATTGATTCTGTAATTGTCTGTAGAATCTACCGGATTCCTTTCTTGTTATTCTACCATAACTGGCAAAAGAATTTAATATTTCTTTTGCTTCTGCTAGTAAAGATTTCGAATCATTACCAGCTTGTATTTCTCCTTCTATTAATCTTAATCGTTTTTTCATATCATCAATACCATCCGCATTATGTATTTTATTATTTGTTACATTTAGTAACCTTTTATATAGCTGTTCTTCGGATAATTGTAGTTCTCTTACTTCACTATCACTTGGTTTGTTTTTCCCTTCTAATAATCTGTTAACAAAAGAAACAAACTTATCTGATACAACTATAATAGGAAATCCATTAATATTACTACCTGAATTATGTCTAACATCTAATCTATTCTTATCTAATAATGTTCTGTAATGTACAGTCTTGTTTCCAATTTTCCTTTTTATTCCTGTTCCTGATTGCGAAGTACCATCGGAAGAGGAAGATGATGCACCTCCCGAATTTGTTTGTATCGCACTTTTAATTAAAGCTATGTTTGTTACTAGCTTAGCTAAATGAAGACTGCTTCTTGCAGTGGATTGGTTGTTCTGACCGGTGCTTGTGCGCACAACGACACGATTGGAGACGGTATATCCTTTTTCTTGATACCTTGACACCGAGGCTGTATAATTAGCGTTTAGTGCGTTTAACTTTCCTCGCAATGCTTGATCCTTTTGATATTGAGTTTGAGTCATTTCATGATGTTTTGATGTGTTAGATGGAGGTGAAAGAGCTGAATTAAATGTTAATTCAGAAGAATTGTCACTAGAATCATCGTCAGCTACTTCGAAATCATCTTCATAACCGTCATCCTCACTACCGGGTCCTACAATATTATATGATTCATTATGTGGTCCACGTCCAGAATTTACTGCTCCCAGACCACTATTAGCAAACCAGTCAGTGTCGAAAGATATGTCACTAGCACCATCGTCTCCTAAACTATTATACAATTGAGTTGCAGTTGGTACATAGTTCGCATCTTTTTCGTTGGTCTTTTTAAATTTATTAATAAACTGGAAAACATCTGTGGGTGTTAAGCGAGTAGGGTTGGAACCAAAGTCATCCGAAAATGTTTTCTTAAATTTGATCGCGTTAGTTATTATATATTGTTTTAATGATTTATTATCCCGTTGAAGTTTCATTAAACCGTCAACTTCTCCAATTTCATGCAATGGAATATTAATCTCTTTTAGTACCAAATGAAATTCTTTATCTATATATTCTGCACCTACTCGTGCCAAGTCCATCTTTCTTAATTCTAAGATTTCTTTTCTCAATCTAATGTTATAGTGTAAATCGTTCTCATTTCCTCTCCGCATCGTATTTATTCCAATACTTTCCAATATTTTTTTTTGTGCTTGAAAATCATCAGTATTTTTTAATGATTTTAAACCTGCCAGTTTTAATATTTCCATTTCTTTTCTTTTCAAGTATCCTTCTTCTGTATTAGGAACAGATTGCTCATATTGCTTCTGTGTATCAGTTAAGCGTGCAAATGTCCCTATTTGATCTAGTTTTATATTGATTCTGTAATCTTCTAAATTTTCTTTAGATTCTTTTGTATTAACAACTGGAACCTTTGTAGATTGTTTATAAAGTTTTTCTTCTTTTTGTTGTGCTTCAATCATTGCACGTTCTTGAATTTTATCTAATCTAACATTAGTTTCATAATCTTCAATTTGCATTCTTGCAATATCTTGTGTAGTTTTCGGCATATATATATATAATTATATATAATTATTTATAATTATTTTTTTGAAAGTCTTTTGCATCTAATATATCAGTGAAATTGCAACGGTACTTGGTACTTTCTGGATCATTACAAGCTATCGTCAGGAAGTTCATTGGCTCTTTGGTACAAAAGTTCAACATATTTTTCAATGTATCAAAATCTATGTCTGTACAAAACTTTGATAGCACATTTTTGACATCCCTTGTATCATTCATTTTAAATAGGATTATATAATGTACATTTCTACGAATTACTAATGGTGTGGAATGGAAGTTCTGTGATAAAAAGACACATGTGAAATGCAATTTACGCGCACAAATGTACCATTTTTCAATTGCTTTAAGTGTTTTCTTATCTTCGCATATCGTGTCATCAAATACAATCAATTTCCGTTTATCTTTCAATTGCGAATCCTTGAAATTCTCTACCCTTGGCAATTCTTCCACCTTATCAATGAATTGGATTCCTTCCATCTTACTTTGAAGGAACCTATAGAGAGGTTCATCCTTGGAAGATCCTGTGTATATTATTATATCGTAGAATGACCCTGATGAGCGTGAAATGTAATCCACCAGAGCATTTGATTTTCCAGATCCAGTTTGACCACATATAAGCATCATTGAATTCGGTTTTACTAAATGATTCTTGAATGTTGTATCTTTACCTGATTCTTTCTTAAAGTGCTTGGGCAACTGTTTATACCAGTTTGTTACTTTATCTTTTGTTGACATATACTATAGATATAGAATTTATTAGATAATCTTATATTATATTATACTAGATGTCCAAGTCTAAACCAACGAAACCAAAGAAACCTAGTGCATTTGAAGAGCTGGCAAAAGAATTAGATGTAGATGAAAATTTAACGCGTAATGGCAAATATGTAGGTTTTCATAAAGTCAAGAAGAATGTATTTCCTGTAGGAGGTTATAATTATATGGCCGATATTCTTATGTTACCAACAACAAAGGAAAAGTATAAGTATGTGTTGTCTGTGGTCGATTTATGGAACAATGATTTCGACATTGAACCTATGAAGAATAAAGATGCTGCAACCACACTTAAAGGATTGAAGAATATATTCAAACGCAGCTTTTTAGATGCACCAAAAGCAAGCATGCAAACGGATGGTGGAACAGAATTCAAATCCGTTTTTGATAAGTACTTAAAGGATAATGGTATAATGCATAAATTATCATTACCATATCGACACAGGCAAATGGGAAATGTTGAAAATTTAAATCGGCAGTTAGGAAGATACCTAATGGGGTATCTTACTAATATGAGAATGAAACATGGAAAAGAATATAGTGAATGGACAGACATAGTTGACAAAGTAAGATCAGGCTTAAATAAAATACGGAAACATCCAAAAGATGAAGATCCATTTTCATATCCTTTTGCCGAAGTGAATATGTCTGAAGAACCGAAATATAAAATTGGAGATATGGTATATCATAAATTAGAACGTCCCATTGATGCTTTAAATAAACAGTATGCCAGCGAAACATTTCGAACAGGTGACGTACGCTATGATATTAATGAACCAAGAAAGGTGAAATTTGTATTGGTTTATGCAGGTGCAAAAAATCCTTACAGATACTTATTAGCTAATACCAAACATGTGAGTTATATGGAAAACGAGTTGATACCAGCAAAAGAAACAGAGCAAAAGTTTTACGTTCGTCAGTTAATTGATAAAAGAGTAAGAAACAGAAAAATTGAATACCTAGTGTGGTGGAAAAAGCATTTGAAAAAAGATGCTACATGGGTACCCAAAGCATCCTTACAAGAAGACGGCCTGGGCGAACATATTAAAGTTTATGAGGAAGAAAATAAAAGCAAACGTTAGCCTATTCTTTAGCATATTGATTAACTGAAGACCATACAATTTTACCGGATGATTTTGCTTCTTTAACTAAAGTTGGATAGCCTTTATATTTTGTCATAACATCATCATGAGGTTTATTAAAGGAGACACAATCAGTATGGATTCTAACAACATCTTCAATATGTAACAAGGCGATATTGCCCGTCATTCGTCTTGTATGTGATATTAAAAAAGGTTTAATTCTTGCTATTTTTGGTCGTTTGTAAACTTGTTTGAGATTAATTAATTCATATATTACATCATCTCCACTGCATTCTAAAAAGTTCATGTAATAATGAGCATTGTCATCATTGGTGTAAGAAGTTGTTACATACAATCCCTTACTTTCAAGATCTTCTATTTGATCAATTGTCTTTTTTAATCTATTACATTGTGTCATATATCCCCATGCCGATGAAAGCATACTTTTAAGTAGGAAATTGGTTGGATATTTTAATTTCAATGCATACAAATCGCAATACCAATCTCCAAATACTTTGGAACTATACATAATACCATCTGCAATTAGGCGCCCATATAAATAACAATTGAATTCCAAACTTGTATTTAATTCTATGTTCACTTGCATTCCATTTCGTTGACATTTATATGCAAAGCATAAATCAATATTAGTATATGTATGTGCTGTTGAAAAATTAAACACCTTTCTAAAATTCTCATCATCAGAAGTAATTTTTACACAATAAAACCCCGTATCTAATTTGTAATAATCTAAATTATTTATTCTGCATTCTGCACCAACTTTTGTAGGAATTTGTAATGATGCGGTTCTATTTCCTAATGTTGCTGGATACATTGATTTGAAATCGTACGAGCTAGTATCTACTGCGATATCTTTATCTTGATATAGACCTACTAATGCACCAGTATTACATTTACTGATCCACAGATGTTCTGTATAACTTGTGTCATCAAAATCTACCACCTTATGATTTATTTTATACTTTAAATATCCGATAACTGCAGTACTATGATTTTTATATCGTAAGTAATCTATTGGATTTTCTTTGTCTTGTTTTAGTTCGTGACAACACTTTAGTAATGCTTCCGCATACTCTATTAAACCTACATCTGTACGTTTATACGGTTTCATCAGAAAAAATCCTTCTGACACATAGGCTTTAATATCTTGAAAAGATTTCAATTCGGTGTTATATACTCTACTGAATCCTTGTTTTTTATTCGTATAAAATACTTTAACCATTTATTACTATATATAATAGGTATATATAATAATTCTTTAAGTGTTTTTAGAAATACTATATATTAATTAGCATTTACTGCAATTATATTAAATTTGTAAAACGAATCAAATACTTCTCTATCATATTCCCCACTATTGTAGTAATCATCAACTTCATCAAACCATCTGTCGCCTTGCGTTCGAAGTGTTTGTGTACCATATTCGTTTCTTCCTATGATAACATACTTCTTTGATTTCATTCCTGTTTCATCCAGCTTCTTAGCAAAGGCTTTTACGTCAGCCAAATGAATTTTTTTATTTTTTTTCGGTTCAACGCTGATAATTTGTTGAGTGACATTCCTCAATTTCTTTGAAGGAAGTTTTTTTATATTAAATAATTTTGTTTCCATATATATATAACTAATAGAGATAATATTTCTATAAGTATTTTTTATATATTTCAATGTGTTTAAATGCGTTTAAGGTTTTCCAATTGTTCTATCTTCTCTTTAAGTGAGTTAATTTCTGAAAACATTGCTTTTATACTTAAAGGTTTATTTTCAGCTTGAACTAAGCCGGCTTTTAACTTATGTTTCGTTGACTGCAGATGTCTATGAGAATTTGAGACTGTTACTTCACAACCACATGCCACACATAATGACTTCTGCATGAGTTTGGCTAAATGTCTTTTTCTAAATTCGGGATTATTTTGATAATATTCTTTGAATGAAAATTTCTTTTTGTCCTCGTTTTGCATTACTATATATATTAGTAATATATAATAATTGTTTAAGTATTTTTTATAGTATATTTAAATCGGAACTAAAGTTAAGAAAATAAATCTAACGTTACAAGGACATCATTGGCTAAATCATCATCTGTATCATCTTCTTCATTATCTATTATTACTACTTTGGGTTTCGTCTTTTTCTCTACTTTTTTATGTTTCGATTTACTCGTACCAGATGATTTGAGTTGTTTTTTGAGCAATTCTAACTCATTCAATACTTTTTGATATTCTTCAATAGCTATGGTTTCTTGATTACCATCCGTTACTCTTATTATTTTTTCATCCTCTTCATCAATGAAATCGAAATCATTCTCTTGCTTTTCTTGTTCATTTTGTATAATTTTCATTTGTCTATATACATCGTATCCGTTTAATTTCACTGTTAGATGTTTCAAATGTGCTAACCTTGAATACAATTGTGATCTCGGATCACACCTATGTGAATTATCATTACAATACTTTTTAAAGTATTCAAACAGTTCTGCTTTCTTAATATAGTCATTTTTATCATCTGTGAATTGTAATTTGTATTTGAAAAAAGATGTTATTGCATCTTCTTCTTCTACTAGTTTAAGTGTTCTATCAAGAAAATCTTTTGGTGGTGTTATTGTTCTGTCAGAATAATAGTCTACTGATCCATCTATTATCCAGGAAAACACTTCATCTATGTACTTTTCAAGAATATCATCTGTAAACTGCTTATCAATTTTCCTTTCGCCTTTCTGTGGTGTTGAACTAAATGTTTGGTCGAAAAATAGTACCCTTAAACGATCGCTGGATGCTTTTGAACCATCGATTTTTGGGACGTAGTTTGTTAAGAGATTAAGCTTACATATCGGCTTAAATCGAATAGTTTCTTTATATTTTGGATTGCCATGTATTTCGTCTTCTCCACTAATTTGTTTAATGGTAGACATATTCAATTCAATCTTATCAGATGTCTCTCCCTCTGAATATAACACGCATCGTTTGCCTAGCAAATCGCATATCTCAGGAGTACACCCTTTAAACTCTTTATCGAATTTACAAAATATTGACTTGTCGCATGTATGAAAGTATTTACTGAGTATCTTTTGTATAACTTGTGCAATCATGCTTTTCCCATTTGCGCCTATGCCATACCATACAAAATAGACCCGAGCTCTTGTATCCCCAGTTAATATGTATCCTAAAACTTTTTTCAGATATTGTCTGTTAATTTCATCTGGCATTAGAGATGTGAAAAATCTTTCTGCATGTTTGGTTTCGTCTACACAACTTACGTTACAAAACATTGTGTAATAATCTTCTCTGACTCTATCTGAAACTTCTTTTGTTTTCAAATTTATCTTTTTACCATCTTTAATGGAAAGGAAATCATCGTGCATATTATCAAATTTTGTATGCACGTTACTATCTATTAACAATCCTTTCATTCTTTCTAAAATATCTTTCAGGTACATTTTATCATCAAACAACGTAATTAACCTTGTGACTATAGCGCCTTCACAAATGTTACATTTTTTAGTTCTTTTTTCACAAAGACAATATCTGGCAATGTTTTGTTGAACTAATATTTGATTCATCTCATTCGCTTTCTTATCCATAAACTGAGTAAGAAATGTGAACATCGCATAATGTAACTCCCATAACTTGGTTTCACCATTCCATACATAACAATGGTTGTTCACGGTTACCTTTAAATCGTTACATAATGACTTTGCTATTTTAGCGCTTTGCTCTGTAATTGAGAGTCTTGAAAATTCAAGAATATTTGCAATGTTATTTAATTCCATTTTATTAATACTATATATAATAACTATATATAATATTTCTTTAAATAATTTTCTATAAATATGGTGTGTTTAAATTTGTTCATGATATTTCCTATATATTAGTACAGATTTATTTATTTTTTCTCATTGGAACCAGTTTAATGAATGTTAATGCTGACTTTGCATAAATAGGATCATGTGGACACCATCGATGCTCTTTATAATCATATTCAATACGGTCTCTAGGATAGAGACTACTAACAAGAACGTACATATCATCTTCCTGCAAGTATAGTTCCATATGATCAACTCGTTTGAGTTCCTCAAACTCTTTTCTAATGTATTCTGGCATATTACAAGGTTTTACTCGTTGCGTAATTCCAAGTTGTTCAACAAAGGTATTTCTGTTTTCAATTACACTTGCATTGATAATATGTTTAGTATGTTCCAACATAAACGATCCCCATGGTAAGTATTCAAACAACTCTGGGTATTTGGTAGCATCGCATGCTAATCCTTTCAAATCATTATTTGATTCCATTTCAGTATATATAACATTACTATATATTATAATCTTTAAATATATTTTATATATGCGTTTCAATTTAAAGAGACCGAGCAAAAGGCCGAAAAGAGTATCAACGAGCTAAACCGGACAATTTTCTTCAAGTGATTCAGTGGAGTCAGTATGGCAAAACAAGTCTTTTTTCTTAATGTTTTTTTCTATATATAATTTGTTTTGCTCCACTTTTTCCACTTTTCCACTTGTTTACTTCTCACTATTTAATCACTATATATGTATTCACTTATTCACTTATATATATATATTATATTATTATCACTTTAAAAAATATATATAATATAATATAACATAACATAATATCCATAATGGTGTAATGGCTCCCTCCGATCTTCTACGAAGATCTCCCCCCATCTCGCCTTCGGGGCGTCTTCACCGGTCTCCACATTATTATTTCATGTTATTATCCATATATGGAATCCAGCGGGTGCCGTGTTGGGCTTTTAAGCCACAACAGAAAATCGGATCTTCTATCCCTTTTTTTTAGAAAGTATACATGTGGTTA